GAAAATAGATATGAAACTGCAAAATCATACCTAACAGAGATATCAAATCAAGAAAAAGAATTTACAAAATCTTTATTTGATAAATATGGAAAATTTAATCTTGACCCAGAAACAGGCGAAATTATTAAATTAAATTAATATATTCAAATTTTTGCCATATTTATAATAAAAATAATTTATAACAAATGGCGGAAACAATCGTATCACCTGGTGTATTAGCTATAGAAAATGATCAATCATTTATAACCCAACAACCTGTACAAGCTGGTGCCGCTATTATAGGTCCAACACCAAAAGGTAAAATTGGTATCCCTGTTTTATGTACTACTTATAGTGATTATTTAAATAAATTTGGCTCTACATTTTTAAGTGGTAGTCAAACTTACACATATTTTACCTCTATTGCAGCATATAATTATTTTAATAGTGGAGGAAATACATTACTTGTTACCCGAGTAGTAAGTGGTAGTACATCTTTAGATTGGACTCCTGCTACCTCTTCATTTATTTCATCATCAGCTCATTCTGCTGGTTCTCCTTATAATACTTCTCCTTTTATACTAGAAACTTTATCTGAGGGAATAATAATGAATAGCACAGGTCCTACAGGTTCAGATGGAACATTATTAAGCGGCTCAGCCGATAATTTTAGATGGCAAATAGCATCACAAAACATAAATGATGGAACTTTTTCATTACTTATTAGACAAGGAAATGATTCAGACATTAATCAATCAGTTGTAGAAAGTTGGGGTCCATTATCATTAGATCCATTTGCTTCAAATTATATTGAAAAAGTAATAGGTAATCAAGTTGAAACTATTCGCTCAGATAATGGAGAATACTATGTTCAATTAACTGGAAGTTTTCAAAATAATTCCTCTATTATTAGAGTTAAACAAGTTAACCAAACTACTCCAAATTATTTAGATAATAATGGAGTTTTTAAACCTCAATTTACTGGATCCCTCCCATCAACATCAAGTGGAACTTTTGGATCAGCTTTAGGAACTAATATTCCTTCGGTAGCAGGTAATTATTATGAAAATATAACATCAAATAATATTCAAGGTCTTACAGCAAATGCATATACTGAATCTATTTCTTTATTAGCAAATAAAGATGCATACAAATACAATATATTAGTTGCTCCTGGATTAATAAGTTCTCATGGACTTCCTTCAACAACTGCTATTACACAAATCCAAACAACAGTACAAGAAAGAGGAGATGCTATAGCTATTATAGATTTAGTTCCATATAATGCTACAATAAGCACTGTGACTTCAACAGTATCCTCATACAATACACCATATATGGCTACTTATTGGCCTTGGTTAAAAACTGTTGACCCTAATACAGGAAATCAAGTTTGGGTACCCGCTTCAACAATGATTCCTAGTGTATATGCTTTTAATGATAGTGTTGCGGCACCTTGGTTTGCACCAGCTGGTATAAACAGAGGTATTTTACCAACTGTTATTCAAGCTGAACGTATTTTAACTCAAGGAAATAGAGATACCTTATACCAATCAAATGTAAACCCAATAGCAACTTTCCCAGGTGCCGGTATTGTAGTATTTGGACAAAAAACATTACAAAAGAAAAAAAGTGCATTAGACCGTGTAAATGTAAGACGTTTACTAATTGAGTTAAAAAATTATATATCTCAAGTAGCAGATACATTTGTATTTGAACAAAATGATGCAAACACACGAAGTGAAATATTATCAATAATTAATCCTTATTTATCATCTATTCAACAACAACAAGGTTTAACTAGTTTTAAAGTAATTATGGATGAATCAAATAATCCTCCATCTGTTGTAGATCAAAACCAATTAGTAGGTCAAATTTATTTGCAACCCACTAGAACAATAGAATTTATCCTTTTAGATTTTAATATATTACCTACAGGTGCAGTGTTTCCTGCTTAGTAGTATACTTTAATAAAAAAATCAATATTTATAATAAAAAAATAAAATGGCAAACTTTACAGTATCACCAGGTGTAACTACTAATGAATTAGATCAAACATTTTTGACAGGACAACCTGTACAAGCGGGAGCCGCTATTATAGGCCCAACAGTTAAAGGTCCTGTTGAAGTACCAACATTAGTAACTTCATATTCACAATATACATCATTATTTGGAGATTCTTTTATAAGTGGAGGAATAAATTATTCATATTTAACTTCAATTGCAGCATATAATTACTTTAATTATGGAGGATCTTCATTATTAGTAGCTAGAGTAGCAAGTGGATCATATACTTCTGCAACAACTTCAATTACTTCCTCAACTGGATTAACTACAGCATCTTTATCACTTGATTTAACAAATGCCGTTACAACAGCATATACTGCTTCTTTTAATGGAGTAAATGTAATCCTTTCCGGATCATCATTCCTAAATGTATATAATAATGCTACATCTTCTGGTGTAATCCCATCTAACCCTACTTTATATACAAATACAACTATTAATAGTAGTGCTTCATTTTCTACTCCTAATATGATATTATCTGCAAGTATTGCGGGAATAGCAGGAAATTCATATTTTGTAACATCTGGTTCTACAACAACATTTTATACTGGAGGTACTAATACAACATCTCTTACTTTAGAAACAATTTCACAAGGAATTATTATGAATAATTCTGGAACAGAAACTTTAGGAGCTTTAGTTAGTGGTTCAAAAGATAATATACGAGCTGAAATTACTAATTTAAATACAGGATCAGGTACATTTAATGTATTAGTTAGACAAGGAAACGATACAACAAATAATAAAAATATACTTGAATCATTTAATGGAGTTAATCTAGACCCAAATTCAGATCGTTTTATTTCTTTAGTAATTGGTGATCAAAAATTATCATACAATTCAGTAAATAATCAAATGGAATTAACTGGAACTTATCCAAATATTTCAAGATATGTACGAGTTAAATCTATTGCATACACAACACCTAGTTATTTAAATTCAAATGGAACTATTGCTAATAATTTATATCCTGGATATTTACCACTAAACCAAAGTAGTTCTTTTAGTACAGCTACAGGTACAGTTGCCTCAAACGTAGGAACAACAATGTACGATAGTATAGGCACAACAACACAAGGATTAGCAGCATCCGATTATAATAATATGGTTGCTTTATTCGGAAATAAAGAAGCATACCAATTTAATCTATTATTCACCCCAGGTTTATTAAACGACAAACATACCTCTGTAGTATCTACAATTATTTCAAATACTCAAAATAGAGGAGATAATTTATATGTGCTAGATCTAATCGATTATAATGGCACAGTTGCATCTACTATAACGCAAGCTCAAACCAGAAACACATCATATGCTGCTTCGTATTGGCCTTGGGTTCGTATAGTTGATCCTGCAACAGGAAGACAAGTATGGGTACCTGCTTCAACTGTAATTCCTGGAGTATATGCTTTCAATGATAAAGTATCTGCACCTTGGTTCGCACCAGCAGGAATAAATCGTGGTGGATTATCTACAGTATTACAAGCTCAATTTAAATTAACTCAAGCTAATAAAGATTCATTATATAGTAATAATATTAATCCATTAGCTACATTACCTGGAAATGGTGTTGTAGTATTTGGACAAAAAACATTACAAAAACAAGCATCTGCTCTTGACCGTGTAAACGTAAGACGTTTGATGATTGAAATGAAGAATTATATTCGTCAAATTGCAGATACAGTAGTATTTGAACAAAATACAATAGCAACAAGAAATTCATTTGTAGCTAGAGTAACTCCATTTTTAGAAGGCATCCAACAAAAACAAGGATTGTATGCTTATAAAATAATAATGGATGAATCAAATAATGGACCCGCAGTAATTGATCAAAATCAATTAGTAGGTCAAATTTATATTCAACCAACTAGAACAGCAGAATTTATTTCATTGGATTTTATCTTATTACCAACAGGAGCTGAATTTCCTGGATAAAAAATTAAATTATTAAATATTTATAATAAAACAAAATTAAAATAAAAACAAAATGGCAATTTTAAATCCGAACGAAATATTTTTTACCGCGTTTGAACCAAAACAATCTAATCGCTTTATCCTTTATATGGATGGTATTCCATCATTTTTAGTAAAAGGAGTAGGAGGGATAAATGTAGCTCAAACAGCAGTTGCCCTTAACCACATTAACGTTCAACGTTATGTAAAAGGAAAAACTATTTGGGGTGCAATTTCAATGACTTTATTTGAATCTATTACTCCATCTGGAGCACAAGCCGTAATGGAATGGATACGTTTAGGTCACGAATCGGTAACTGGTAGAGATGGTTATTCTGATTTCTATAAAAAAGACTTAACATTTAATGTGCTTGGTCCTGTTGGAGATATTGTTTCAGAATGGATAATTAAAGGAGCAATAGTTACAAGTGCTAACTTTGGAGATTATAATTGGGATGAAGATGGAACAATAGTAAATATTCAATTAGAAGTACAACCAGATTATTGTATCTTAAACTACTAAAATTAAAATTAAAAATAATTATATAAGCTTCAACGTTTTCGTTGGAGCTTTTATTTTTTTATTATATATTATCACATAAATACGTTAATTAAACTATATCTACCCATATTTATAACATATACCATAACATGAAATTAGATAATTTACGTGCGCTAGTAAAAGAAACATTAAACCACCGTTTAACTGAGGAATATCAAGATAAGTTTAAAATGATAGGTATGCTTATTACCAACATTGACTTAAGACCACAAAAAGAAATATATTCAGATATTCGTTCTATCCCAGGTATTACAGTTATATCATCTAAAGAACCTTTAGAATTTAGTCAACAAGACCAATCTAAATTTCAAGCTTTAATGACTGTTAAAGTAGATGGACATCCTTGGATTGCAAAAGGTGGATTTGATAGATCAAAAATGCTAGAAATACGCAAAGAAATATTAAAAGTAGAAGGAGTTTTATCGTTTAACGTAAACCCTGATAATATTACTACTCTTTAATATATGTATATAAGACAAATAAAGTTATATTAAATAAAAATTATGGACGAAAAATTTAAATTACCAACAGAAATCATTGAATTACCCTCTAAAGGTTTACTTTACCCTGAAGATTCTGAATTAGCAAAAGGTACTCTTGAAATGAAATATATGACCGCTAAGGAAGAGGATATTTTAACAAATCAATCATATATTAAAAATGGTACTGTTTTAGATAAGTTAATGAAATCCTTAATTGTCTCAAAAATTAACTTTGATGATTTATTAATTGGAGACAAAAACGCTATAATGGTTTCAGCTCGTATTTTAGGATACGGATCAGAATATTCATTTGAACATAATGGTGAACCTCAAACAATAGATTTATCTTCATTAGAGAATAAACCACTTAAAGAAGAATTATTTGCAAATCGTGTAAATGAATTTGAATTTACCTTACCACACTCAAAAAACTCAGTTACATTTAAACTTTTAACACATAAAGACGAACAAGATATTAGTCGTGAGTTAGAAGGACTTAAAAAAATCAATAAAGATTCTTCAACTGAACTTTCAACACGTTTAAAATATCTAATTACTTCTGTGGAGGGAAGTAGGGAAAAAAAAGATATCCGAGAATTTGTAGAAAATTATTTCTTAGCCAAAGACTCACGGGCATTAAGAGAATATATTAAAGAAATTCAACCAGATGTTGATTTAACTTTTTTTCCCGACAACGGGAGCGACAGAATTAGTATCCCAATTGGGGTTAGCTTTTTTTGGCCTGACATCTGATAATATTGCTCCTGCTAGAGCATCTTTATTTTCTCAAATACATCAAATAGTTTTTCACGGAAAAGGAGGATATGATTGGCATACTGTTTACAATATGCCAATTTGGCTTCGCCGTTTTACTTTTAATGAAATTAAAAAACATTTTGAAGAAGAAAATGAAGCTATACAAAATCAATCTAAAGGAAAAAACCCAAATACAAAAACTGTAATAGACTCAGATGGTAAAGTTAAACTTCCTGGTTTACTTCAAAAACCTGCTAATAGCAAAAAACCTATTAAATACGGTTAAAAATGTTAATATTTAATATTTATAACAAAATATTTTAAATGGCTGAAGATCCTAAAAAAAAAGCTCTTGAAACAGCATCCATAATTGAAGACGCATTACAAAGCATAGCAGCTAAAGTATCAGATATCTTTGAACAGGCTATGGCTGGTACTGATAAAGTTACAGAAACAGTAACAAAAGATATCCAAAAACGCTTTAATCAAATGGCTAAAGTAACAGATGATATTGCATCTAATGCTGTAAGATTACAAGAAGGATTACTAAAAACAAAAAGTGTAGAAGAACAAATTCTTAAAAGAAAAATTCAACAAGAAGCTTTAGGTACTCAATTAATAACTCATTTAAAAAATCAAAAAAAAGAAGCTAGTAGTATTGAAGATTTAATTAAAAAACAAAATGAGGGTTCACTTAAATTAAATAAAAGTCAACAATTATTAGTTAATGAATATATAAAATCTAAAGAATATAATGATGCTTATATAAAACAACTTGATGAACAATTAAAAGCACAAGAAAAAATTGAAAAAACAGTAGGAACAACTGGAAAACTTTTAAAAGGAGTTAGTAAAATACCTATAGTAGGCCAATTTTTAGATGCTGAAGATGCTATTAATGCTGCAAATAAAGCGGCAGCTGACCAAAAAGGAAAAATAGGTGCAATAGGTGCGGCTGCTGGAAGTTTAGGTAAAAGTTTAGTATCTGGTTTAACAGATCCATTATCTATAGTAGGATTTTTAGTAAAAGGTTTTCAAATGTTCCTAGATATAGGATTTGCTGCTGATAAACAAATTACCGATCTATCTAAATCAATGGCTGTCTCTCACGAAGAAGCAACAGCTACTAGAGATAGATTTATAGAAATACAAAACTCAGGAGAAAGTATATTTGAAACAACTGAAAATTTAGTTGCAGCTCAAATGGAATTAGCGGGAGCAATGGGAGCAACTCGTGGATTTACTGAACAACAAGTTCGAGACCAAGTTATGCTTACTAAAGAAATGAAACTTTCAGCTGAAGCTGCTGGGGGTATTCAACAATTAGCAATGGCTAATGGAATGACAGCTGAAGGTGTTACTGATTCTATTATTAAACAAACATCCGCTCTTGCTAAACAAACAGGAATTCAATTAGATAATAAACAAATAACTGAAAAAGTAGCTAAAGTTTCAGGACAATTACGTTTACAATATGCTAATAATCCTACGCTAATAGCAAAAGCTGTAGTTCAAACTGAAAAATTAGGTATTAGTTTAGAAACCGCAGCTAATGCTGCTAAAGGATTACTCCAATTTGAAGACTCAATTGAAAATGAACTTTCAGCAGAACTATTAACTGGAAAGGCTTTAAACTTAGAAAGAGCTAGAGGTTTAGCTTTAAATGGAGATTCAGTAGAAGCAGCAAAAGAAATGCTAGCCCAAGTAGGATCAGCATCGGATTTCCAAAACATGAATGTAATTCAACAAGAAGCTATTGCAAAAGCTGTTGGAATGAGTACAGATGATTTAGCTAACTCTTTAGTTACTCAAGAAAATTTAAAAAAATTAGGAGATGAAACAAGAAGTCAAGTAGAAGCAGAAATTGAAGCTGCAAGAAAACTTAAAGACATGGATAAAGTTAGAATGTTAGAAGCTTCCATAGGTAATGAAGAGGACGCAAAAGCAGCTTTAAAAAAAATTGATGCCCAAGAAACATTTAACCAATCTATAGAAAAATTAAAATCAATGCTTTCTTCTATAGTAGAAGGCCCAGCAGCATCTTTTGTTAAAATGTTAGGAAAAATGTTATCAAATACATTTGCTTTAAAATCCATATTAGCAATAGTTGTTGGTATGATGGCAGCTATGGCTGTTTCTTTTGCCATTATGAACCCAGTAGCAGCACTAATAGGTTTAGGAGTAGCAGGAGCAGTAGGAGCAACAATGGCAATCCATTCAACAATGAATGATGGAGTTATTAGCCCTACTGGGGGAATGGTAGTTTCAGGTCCTGAAGGTTCAATTCAATTAAATAAAAAAGATAGCATTATTGCTGGAACTAATTTAGGTGGTGGAGGTAATAATAATGGAGGAAACTCATCAGCTGAAATCCGTGAACTTAAAAATATGGTAGCTGCTATTGCAAATAGACCAATCAATGTATCCATTGATGGTAAAAAAGTAATTGAAGCTACAACAGGTGCTAATCCAAATACACAAGGAGACGAAAGCAGAAAAAATAGCTATCAAATTTCATAACATTTAATATTTATAATAAAAACAATAATTATGGGACTTTTAACAAAATTAACAGTAGACGGATCAAATTTAAGTATTAATGATGGGCTAACACCAGCTACTAATCCTTTAACAACTCCTGGAAATTCAATCCATTCTACGGGGATTGTAAATAATTCGTATTCATTAAACGGATCAAATGCAAATGCAATTGGTGCTTTTGTAGCACAGTATGAGGATGGTATAAACAATCCATTACCTCAACCTTCAAATTTAGATTTAAATGGTATTACCCCACCACAATATTTAAATAATTTGCCTGAAGGTGGAGGATTAATTGGTGACACAAATATTGCTACTCCATTCGGGTAATTAAATATATAACATAATGGGATTACTTAGTAAATTAATAACAATAGGAGAAGGTTCTACACTATCATTTAGTGATGGAGAAACTCCGTTTACTAACCCACTATCTACTAAAGAATCCCAACTTCACTATAATACAGCAGAAGATAAACCAGGATATTCAGTAACAGGAACCCAATTTTCTATTGTTAATTCATCATACCAAGAATATGAAGATGGAAAAAACACACCACTTCCACTACCTACTCAATTAGATTTAACAGATCCTATAACAGCAGATCCTGACAATAAACCAAAATATACTCCAACCCCTGGGCAGACTTATTCGGATTTATATAATAAATTTTAAGTTATGAGCTCTTTTTTACAAAAATTATTAACTAACCCTGAAGATTTTAAATTCTATACAGGTAATCAAAAAGGTGCTGTTAGTCCTAATAACCAAAATCCTAGAACAATTCCTTTTGGACGTGATAGAGTTGGAGGAAAAGATAGTAATCAACCATATATTAAAAAAGGATTATTAAATGTTTCTTTAGATTCTGCATTTTATAATGATTTTACAATCCGTGGTGGAATTTTAGCCCCATTAAATGCACTTGAGGATGTTGCCCGTTTAACAAAATATTTTGCAGATATAAAAAATCCAAAAGGAATTTTATTTTTAGCTAAACAAAATCTTTTGTCCCGAATAGGAACAAAAACAGAAGCATCTAAAGGTTTAGGATATGCAGGAGGTGCTTTAAATGAAGGTGCATACACTCCCTTATCTACCATAGGACAAGCTCTTATAGGATTTTCTGGAGGACATTTAAATAAACAAGGACTTGACCCAACAGGTTTATTTCCTGGAGCAAGCATTAACAAATACCAAGAAGTAATTTCTGAAAATCAACTTATTCTACCAGATGATTATATAAATAATAGATTAATTAATTTAATACCAAAACCTTTAAATACAAACCCTTTTCAATCTACTGGAATACTTACTTCCTTACTTAAAGGATATTTTGTAAACCCTCCTTACGACCCAGCTACTTTAATTGAATATGGGGGAGGTCCAGGTTCTGTTTTAGGAATAGGAAAAACTAAAATTAGATTTGCTACAACAAATGATAGTTTTAGTAAATTAACAATATTTGATAGTAAAAATTCTAGCAATTTATTGAATGCTAATGGTGCACGTTATAAAACATGGGATTATTCAGCAATTAATTCTCAATTGCTTAATTTAGATGGATATACTAATCAAGATTTTAGATTTAATCTTAATCCTAAAGAATCTCCTTCATTCCTATCATCATCCCCCAATTACATAGATAAAAATATTGAAGACAATCTTAATCTAGGAAACCCAGGAAAAAGAGGTAGAAATAGATCAAGTTATACATCTGGAACCGGTGAAGGTCCATTAGATAAATTAAATGCATCATATATATATAAATCAGATGTAACTCCAGGACGTAATAATCCTTTATATAAAAAAGACGGAGAATACTCAGATATAATACCATTTATTATTTCCATATTAAATAATGACAATCAAGAAAAAAATAACCCTGGAACATATAGAAAAAATATGCACTTTAGAGCATTCATAGATTCTTTTTCAGATTCATACGATGCAGATTGGTCACCTATAGACTATATGGGTAGAGCAGAAAAATTATATAAATACAAAGGTTTTGGAAGAAAAATATCAATGGCTTTTACAGTAGTAGCCCAATCTAGAGAAGAAATTACAGCAATGTATGATAAATTAAATTTTTTAGCTTCCTCTTTAGCACCTGAATATTTAGACAGTTTAACTTCTGGATATATGGCTGGAAATATCGCCTATATTACTTTAGGAGAATATATATATGATCAACCCGGAATCATAACCTCACTAACATTTGACATTCCTGAAGAATCACCTTGGGAAATAGGAATTGATGATGCTGGAAACCGTTTAGATATTAAAGACATCAGACAAGTTCCCCACATGATAAAAGTTTCAGGATTTAATTTTACTCCTATTCACAAATTTAGACCAGAAAAACAAACATTCAAAAACGATAAACTTGGTACCGATAGTACTCGTTTATTAAATACAGGAACACAAAGATATGTAGACCAACGAAGACCTGAA